TCGTCAAGTGCGGCACCGTTACGTAAGTGTGCGGGTAAGTTGCTATCTAGCAATGTAAGATCATTACTCATGTGTACCATCTCCTTAAGATTTACGACGAACTGAAACTACGTATGAAGAATCCACATTTAAGCCCGGTGGATGTAGGTCGGGGTACTCTTCTAGAAACTCTTGCATGGCAGTGATCGAGATCCTCTTTTGGAGCAACGGAAAAGCATCGTGCTCTTTTACAAACTTGTAGAAGGACTCCCAATCATGCGTCCAATATTTGTTTGATACTCGACGTGTAACCGTACCAAATTCCGTACGTAGGCTTTCTGCACCTGTCTCTTTGCATACCTCCAGTAACTTAGACTGGATCATATCTTGCTTCTGTTCTAAGTCAGCATCTTGCCTTGATAGCTCTTGACGGGCTTCCCGTATCTTGATGTATGCCTTGACCAAACGGTCTGCTGTGATGGTGCTCACTATTCCCCCCCTTTTGACTTCCGGTCTAGATCTTCTAAACGCAGTTGGAGTTCTCTGAGGACGGACGGGTTGGTAAACAAATCCTCTCGAACCATTACTAAAACGCTACGGGCTAGTTCGCGGATGAAAGTCCTATGCGCTTCGTGGAGGTCGTCAATGTCGTTAATACCCATATCAGTTATGTCTTCAGCACCCGTTGCGCACCGGATAAGTTCTTCTCGAATACGGGCGTTAACTCTTTTTTCAAGGTCTAACGTCATCACTACATCTACATCACTCATTCTCTTCTCCTTATGTTGTGTATAGATAATAGAACTAAAACTGTACAAAGTCAAGCATCTGTTTCGAGAATATTTTTGTACAGGTCGATAACCTTATTGTGTATGTCTACCTTGGACTCCAGCATCTTATAAATCTTTTTTTCCACGGGTGACCCCTGCAATTGCACGACGGTACATGGGTTGCGTTGCCCTGCGCGGTGCACTCGGGCGTTGGCTTGTAGGTATGTCTCTACGGAAGTAATTGGTCCGAACCATACAATTAAGTTAGCCGCCGTTAGCGTGACACCGTGTGCTGCCGCTTGAGGTTGTATGACAAGAACTTTAGGATCAGGCTGTTCTTGAAATCGTTGAAATATATCCGTGCGTCTTCCGGCGGGTACTGCTCCGTTGATGATCTCAGCACTGATGCCTTCCTTGGCTAACTCTTCGGCAATGATCTCGATGGTATGCCTGAACGGCGCAAATACTAGCACTTTGTGTGAGGCTTCGCCAATAACTTCTTTTAGCGCCGCCAGTCTAGTACCTGCATCAAACGCTATTACTTCTCCACTATCCGAGTAGACCGCACCACATGAAAGCTGTAGCAACTTGTTGAGGTTAACTGCCGCATTTATTGTTGTGATTTCTTCACCTGCGGCTTGGGCGATCATGTTCTTACGGATAGTCTCGTAGTACTTAAGCTGTTGTGCTGTCAGGGGCACGTCCCTTCTGGTGTAAGTAATTTCTGGTAAGTCTAGACATTCTTCTTTTGTAAAACGAATTGCAGGTTGCAATACATTGTGGACAACTTTTTCAGAGTCTAGCTTCGGTGCCCATTTGAACTGCGTGATCTTTGTCATCACCATGTCTCGGAAAGACCCAAAGAATTTTGGCACACCTGACGGGTTAACTATTTTTGCCAATCCAAAAGCATCTTCTGGCGACTGTGAGGCAGGGGTACCAGTCAACATCCAAACCCAAGTGTCGGGCTTTAACACACTGCTCAATGTCTTCCATCTAGTGGTCGAAGTTGTTTTGTATGCGTTGGCTTCATCAACGACGATTAAGTCAAAGTGGTTTTCTTTCACAGCGTCTTTTATGATTGCTAAGCCATCGTAGTTACAGATTACAAACTCAGCATCACTGTTAACAATCTTTATACGCTTATCTCTTGAGTGACTATGCGCCACTGCACTGGTACGATGCACAGCGAATCTAAACAGATCGTTTTGCCAAGCAGACTGCATGATAGATAGCGGACACAGCACCAACACCCTACGTATTATGCCCAACTTCATTAGGTAATCCGCCGCCCAAACAACACTACCTGTCTTACCGGTGCCTTGCTCGTTAAAACAAAACGCTCTACGGTGCAATGATAGGAATCCGGCGGTCTCTTTCTGGTGGTCGAACGGTTTGTATAGGCCGGGCCAAGTATAGTCTCTAAGTATGGGGCTAGGAACATCTTTGAGCTTAAGGTTCTTTAGCACCTGCGCCTCTTCCAGCCCCCATTTGACTAGCACTTCGTTCTCACTGATCTTTCTGGAATTAGGTATGACTGTCGTTACCCTGTTCGGGTTGCGTAGCTTGAGTAACAACGCTTTGTTGTCGATAATTTGCAAGGCTCTTCTCCAATAGCAGATCAGACTAAACCGACATTTTGATTTAGTCTTGCTACCCCTTACGGGGGTTAGTCGCTTACATCACTCACTAAATACAATCAGGCTTTTTTCTTTTTGTAGTTTCTAGCACGGTTCTTTGACGGGGCTTCTAGGCGCACACCGTCTTTGTTTGAACCGCCTTTAGATAGTGCTTTGACATGGGATACATCTTTACCAGAACGATCTACGCCTTCTTTGTCTAGCTTCCTTCGAGCACGTTGGCGTTCCATACGGTTTTCATGCTCCCCACGTTTCTTCTGCATCTCGTACTCATGCTTGTAGGGTCTAGGTTTGTTTACGTAGGGCATAATTATTCCTTAATGAGCTCTGCCGTTGTGCTCACAATCTATGATCTTACAGAACTTACGGCATGTAAAGTTGGGTTTCTTTATCCAAACATTGTTCTTAATGGCGCCTTCTAATTCTTTTGTACGCTCGACCCACTTAGACCATCCGGGGCTTTCATAGTCTTTATCATAATCGGCTTTTACAAAATCTTTTGAAACAACAAACAACAGGCCCGCTTTAACTTTTTTTACTTGAGGGAAGTGTTTGAACACTGCCAACGATAGTATTTCTAACTGATCTTTGGTTGCGTACTTGGCGGTCTTTCCTGTCTTGTAATCAAGCACGTAGGCTTTGTCATCCTTAACGATAACTAAGTCTGCTACACCTCTCCACCATACGTCTTTATCAAAAAAGCCACAGGCACTGAGGTCATAGCGCAGTCCCATCTTGTATTCGCACAGCTTTTCGCCCTCAATTGCCAGTAGGCGATCCAAAGTCGGCTTAACAAAATCATACTTGTTTGGGATAGGAGTACCGTCCCGCACATAATCTTCTGCCGCTTTGTGTAGATCCTTACCGTACATAATAGCTTCGGTCGGCGGCTCCACGATGTCTTTAACCACACGTAGTCTGTAGTACTTATAGGGGCACTGCTTAAACAAGTCTATAGACGAGTAAGACCACGTGTAGTTTGTCATGGGTGTTTCTTTATGTTGTTGCACTAAAATATTTTACTACATCAGGGCTTATATGGCATAAGTACTTCCAGTTAACTTTCCGTTGCTCTTGTTCGTTACGTTCCGGTATAAGGGCTTTTGCCAGTGCTCTGTAGTGTAGTACCTCGGGGCTGTCTTTAATTACCTCCACTTTCACAACTTCTTTGGATTTCTTAGCAACAGGCTGCTCTATGTTCTTTTGCACCAAGACCTGATTCCGAACAATTTTAGGCTTCTCTACGTCAGGCAACGACCCTACTTTATAAGCGGCTGTTAAGCCTGTCATTGATGTGCGGCGCCACTCGCAAATGTACACCGCTTGGATAGCTTGCATGGCTTTCAATACAGTCCGCACGGAGTACACACTACACTCAGCTAAGTCTTGTATCTCATACGCTGTTAACCCATTTTTTGTGCGGGAGATAACTCTGGCGATCTTGGCTTGCACTGGATGGGGGGAACTAAAGTAATCGGTAAAACGTTTTGGGGCGGAACCTTTGCCCGCTGTGCGTCCTTGTTGCATCACTTCTCTCCTTTATTTAACTGTCTTCCAATCGCGCCCACTACCTTTTCGCATTGCTTCAACGGATGCTTTATAAATCTGCAGGGTAGCCCTGTAATCTAGGTTGTCGTTATAACGTTCCCGAGTATCCTTCTTGTGCCTAGTGTTTGCAATATACGCATCCGACGCCCATTTCTCTATTTGTTTCGCTAATCCCAGCCGCTGCTCGTTGGTGTTGGCGTCAAACAATTTATCCTGTATCGGCTTCATGTAGTAGCCTGTATGCGGTTTTATACGCATATTTTTTATGTATGGGGTTAGATCTTTCGCCATCCACGGGTATATATCATGCACACCTTCGAAGTTGGTATTTCCTAACCCCACGGAGTGTAAGTACGCACGTATAGGCCAATCTTTTACCCAAGCTACCACGTAGTACTGCGCGGCCTTTTCCCTACTAAACGGCTCGTCCATCTTTGCTCTCCTCGTTGTGGTACAGGAACCCGCGCAAGAATCCCATCTCAAAAGCCTTACGCAGTGTGAAGATCCCAAGCTCTGCCTTGGGGGTGTGGTCAATGAACTCCTGTGCGC